ATTTCAGCGCCAACGGCAAGGCAGCCAAGCCTGAAGTGAATTTAAACGCCAATACCGCCTTATTTGCAATGAATTGCGCGCCAGTGGCCGAAATCACGGGGTTTTACCCATGAAACTAACCTTAGCCGATGTTCAAGCAGCACAAAAAGAGCTGTGCAAGCGCAGCCTAGCCTACTTCGCACAGCAAGCTTGGCATGTGCTAGAGCCTACGACAGAGCTAAAGTGGGGGTGGGCGCTGGATGCTATTTGCGAACACCTGCAGGCGGTGACTGATGGGCGCATTAACCGGCTTTTGATGAACGTGCCGCCCGGGTGCATGAAGAGCCTTTTGACTAGCGTCATCTGGCCAGCTTGGGAATGGGGGCCGAGGGGTATGCCTGAACTGCGATATGTTGGCACTGCGCACAATGCAGACTTGGCTATTCGAGACACGCGCAAGTGCCGAGACCTAATCAAATCAGAGTGGTATCAGCAGCGCTGGCCGATTGAGATTAAACGCGACCAGGACGGGAAAACGGAATTCGGCAACACCCGCCAAGGCTTCAGGCTTGCCAAAGCCTTCACAGGCATGACTGGCCAGCGTGGCGACAGAGTTATTCTTGACGACCCAATAGGCGCTTATGACGCAAACAGCGCAGCGGCACTTGAAGAGGCGCGTTTGGCGTTTACTGAAACGCTACCGACACGGGTTAACAACGAGAAAAGCGCAATCGTGGTGATAATGCAGCGGCTGAATGAAGCTGACACAAGCGGGTTAATCTTGGGAATGGGCCTGCCATACACTCACCTTTGCATACCGATGGAGTATGAGAGCGCAAACGACAACGGTCCCAACGCATTAGGCTGGCAAGACCCACGCACCCATGACGGCGAGTTGATGTTCCCAGAGCGTTTCAGCGCGCAGCAAGTAGCGGAGCTTAAACAGACACTTGGCCCGTACGGCACCGCTGGCCAGCTACAGCAAAGCCCAAGCCCTAGGGGTGGCGGAATTATCAAAAGTGAATGGTTTGGCGAATGGCAGCAACTGCCCCCGCTTGAGTGGCTGGCCATCACTGCCGATACCGCGCAGAAGACTGGACAGGAAAACGATTACAGCGTGTTGCAGCTATGGGGGCGCAGTACCACCGGCCAAGCCGTGTTCGTTGACCAACTGCGCGGCAAGTGGGAGGCGCCGGAACTGCTAGAGAAAACGCGCAACTTCTGGCTGAAGAGCAAAGGCCAATACCAAAACCTGCGAGCAATTTACATTGAAGACAAGGCGAGCGGCATCGGCTTGGTGCAGACATTGAGACGTGAAGGCGTGCCAGTGCTACCCATTGCCCGCAATGCTGGGCGTGACAAGGTGGCCAGAGCTAACGACTCGGTTCCGTTTATGGCTTCCGGCAATGTGATATTGCCCGCCTATGCCGGATGGGTTAGCGGCTTCTTAGCAGAGGTCGAACGCTTTCCCAAGGGCGCACACGACGACCAACTAGACCCCATGTTTGACGCAATTCAATTGGTTCAGCAAATACCCGCCCAACAAAACGACTGGGCGACCGCACAACTTCCCAATAGGCGCTATGTACGATGAAACTAAACGACCGTGATTTATGCAGCATTATCAATGCCGGAGTAACCGACCGGCTAAACCTTGGCCCAATGGCCGCTGCTTCTGATGATTACTACCTATGCAAACCTAGGGGTGACGAAGAGGTTGGATATTCGAGCTTTATCAGCTCGCAGGTGGCAGATGTTATCGATGCAGACCTACCAACACTAGCGCGCATATTCCTAGGCGCTGGCCAGTGTGTAGAGTTCATGCCCAACAATGAAGACGACCAGCGAGACGCGAAAGAAGCGGAAGACAAAACCGTTTTAGTTGACAAAATCATTAGGGGCGTCCCAGACTATTACCGCACTATGCACGGGGCTTTAATGGGCGTGGCACTTCACCCGGTGAGCGTTTTGCGCTACGGCTTTGAAGAACGCAAGCGGGTCAAAATCCGCAAACATGACGACATCACAGCAGAAGAGATGGCCGCGCTGGATGCCGAATACAGAGCGCAGTTTGACGACGTGACCATGTACGACATGGCCGAAGACGAAGACGAGGAGGGGAAATATACCGCTACTTGGAAGCTAGTCAACGAAGACGAAGCCAAAGCATACATTAGACGCATACCGCTTGAAGATTTCGTGATTAGCTATGACGCGACCACCAAGAATGATGCCCGCATTATCGGCGAAAGGGTAATGACCCGCAGGGGCGAACTGCTAGCCGCAGGGTACACCCGAGCGCAAATAGACAAGGTTAGCTCATACGTTCGAGATTCGGACAGATGGGTGGATGCAGAGACGCCAGAATGGGCAAGCCAGATTGTCGAGGGATTCGACGGCTTTGTGCGGGTGGACTACAACGGGGACGGCATAGCAGAACTGCGCAGGGTTGTCAAATACGGGGATGAAATCTTTGAGAATGAAGAGATTGAAGACGATGAGAGAGCGATTGAGTTTGCCATTGGCACAGCAACGCTATTCCCAGACAGCTTCCAAGGCGTAAGCCGTGCTGAACGGGTGACAGGCTATCAGGACGCAATGACAACACTTAGTCGCGCAATGCTGGACAACACGGCACAAATGACGCGGGGCAGGTTGATTGTAAACACCAGTAATGAAGTGGGCTTGAACTATAACGATGTGACAGGCGATGGCGGTTTGATACGGGCTAACCCAATGCCAGGCATGACCCTAGCCGAAGCTGCTGTGCCTTTACCCGTGCAGCCAGTGGCCACCGAAGCCATTACGGTTATCCAATACCTAGACAGCCAGCGCGCCCAATCCACCGGAAGCCTGTTAGCTAACCAAGGGCTGAAGGCCGACAGCCTGCACAAAGAGACCGCCACCCGGTTTAAGGGCATAGACGACAGCGCACAGGCAAAAGTAGAGCTAATAGTTCGCACCATTGCCGAGACCATGATGCGAGAACTGTATGAGGGTATGTGCTACTACGCGCAGAAGTACGCAGAACCATTGGGCGACATTAACCCAAAACAGTGGAGCCTAGACCACTGCGCAAGGGTTGCTGTTGGAACTGGCTACGGTGACAACGAGAAGACGCAACAGACGCTGGCCGGATTGCTGCAGCTATCCACAAACCTGCAGGGTACGCCATTAAGCGATAGTAAGAAGCTTTACAACATCATATCTAAAATTGCCAAGGCTAGTGGCATTTACAACGTGACCGATTATTTCAACGACCCAGAAGTACCACAGCAAACGCTTATGGCCACGGTTGAGCAGCTACAGCAGGCGCTTGAGCAAGCTAACCAAACCATTCAGCAAAACGACCCGCTTATTCAGCTTGAGACAATCCGCGCACAAGCCAAGTTGCAGCAACAAGCGATGGCAAACGAAATGGAAGCCATGCGCTTAGAGCTTGACAAGTACAAAGCCATTAGCGCCAACGCATTAAAACTAACTGAGCTTGAGCAAGCGGCAGGCCGCGACCTTAGCGCCCAAACCAAAGAGAACATGATATGAGCCAAGAGTTAATGCAAGAACTACGCGACACAGCAACAGCGGGCGAACACGCCAAAGCATTGAAGGAAAACCCGCTATTTGCTGGCCTAATGGTGGCCGAAAAGGCGCGGCTATTCCAAGAGTTTAGTCGCTCTAAGTGGTGGCAAAGGCGCCTAAGGCAATCGGTATGGGAGCAAATACAAGCAGTGAACGCATTAGAAAACAAGCTTCACGGCCTGCTATTTCAAGGCGAAATGGCAAAAGATGAGCTTAAAAAGCGCGCAAGACTTGACAAACGCAAAAGTTATTAACAGACTTATTCACAGATTACTAACAGGTAATCCACAACTTATCCACAGGATATCCACAAATGACTGACAACCTACACGGCTCAGACGTTTTTAGCGAATTTTTCAACCTGAACCCCGAAGAACCCGCCAAGCCAGCCGAACCCGAAGAAGAGACCACCGATACCGAAGCCGAAGACGCTGAAGTTGAAGAGGTTGAAACCGAAGAAGAGGCAGAAGAGGCCGCGGAGCCAGAGGAGACAGAGCCCAAAAAGTACACGATTAAAGCTGGAGGTGAGATGCACGAGCTCACCGAGGAGCAGTTAATCGAGCACGCACAGAAGGGCATTGGGTTTTACAAGAACAGCGAAGCGCAAGCACGTGAGCACAAGGCCGCATTGGCCCTGCTAGACGAAGAGCGGAGCGTTTTAAAAGGGGAGTTAGAGAAGGCGCAGTCTTACCTAGATATTTTGGGCGAGTCTGAAGCCGGCAAGAAACACCTTGACTATCTGCTTGAATACGATGTTGCGGAATATAAGCGCATCACCGGACTACAGGCAGACATTAAAGCCAAGGTGCAACAAGCCAAAGAGCAGGCCGACCAAGCGCAGGTAAACGCTGCACTCGACTTGCTAGAAACAAGCTTCCCCGCTGAATGGGCGAAACCCGACACCCGCAAACAGTTACTGGATGACGGTGCCGCATTCTTGGCATCCATTGGCCTAGAGCCTCAGCAAATCGCGCAAATCCGCGATGGCGCAACCTTTGTGGCCGCTATCAAAGCCAAGCGCTATGACGAGCTGATGAAGAAAGCCAAGGAAACCAAAGCCAACCCGCCACCAAAAAAGCAGATTAAAAAAGTAGCTCAGAAAGCCGCGCCAGCTGGTCCCAAAAGTATCAGCGAGATTGACGCAGTAGACGAGTTTTTCCCATTCCTTAAATAGGGTTTAGATTATGGCAGTCTTAAGTAATACACTGAATTTGCAGGAAAAAATTGACCTGTTTTATGCGCGTGAGAAGAAATTCCCGCCTGAATCAGCGTTTGTTAACCTACTTGGCGTTGATACGTCATTCCTTAACGCATTCCCCACTATTGAAGCAAACAACCTGACCTACCATGAGTACAAGCAAATTACTGCTTTGCCCACAGTAGCAGCCCGCTTGAACGGTGAAGGTACCGCCCAAAGCAAGTCTGAAAGCGTTACCCAGTTGGCGCACATTAAGACCTACTCTTCATTGATGAAAATCGACCAAGAAAGCTACGAGATTGGCGGTTCAGGTAAAGAGTATGTGGCTAACGAAATGCGCTGGCACATGGCCGCTCAGGATATCAAGATTTCGGAGGAGTTCTTCTATGGTTCTACTACCGATATCAAGCGCATTAACGGCATTTCCAACACCTACAACAGCTTGAGCGGCAACATTTCCAGTAACGTGATTTCTGCTGGTTCCGTGTCTGGTGGCGATGCCACTTCCATTTGGCTGTTAGGCCGTGGCGGAAACGGTGTGAGCCTGTTATATCCCAATGGTTCACCTGCTGCTGGTTTCAGCCGTAAAGGTTCAGCCCAATGGGTGCCCGAAACCGACTCAAACAGCAAAACCCGCTTTGTAATGTACAACGAGTTCGTTATCAACCGTGGCTATGTGATTCCAGATTGGCGTTCATGCGTGCGTATTTGTAACATTGACAAATCCGCAGTATTGGCCGACACCACTGGTGCAACCATTGCGCTGGCCCAGCTTATCATTAAAGCCGCTGGCCGACTGGCTGACAAGAAAATCACACAGGTTAAAGATACCGAGATTTACATGGGGCGCACTGTGTGGGAAGCCTTGCAGGTTCAGCTGTACAACAAGTCAAACGCTGCTTACAGCTACACTGAAGTGGGCGGCAAAAAGGTGGAGTACATTTACGGCATGAAGATTAACGTGATTGATGCCTTAAACTACACCGAAACTACTGTTTCCTAATTGGGGGTGATTAAATGATTTCTTATGCTAACATTTTAGGCAGTTCACAGGCGTTAACCGCTTCAGGTGCTACTACTGACGTAAAAGACTTTGGTGGCGATTACGACAAAGGTCCCGGTGGCGAGGTTAAAGGTTTAATTTTTGTGGTTGAAACCGCTGCGGACTACACCACAGGCGATGAAACCTACACTTTCACTCTGCAGACTGACGACAACAGCGGCTTTTCTTCTGCAACAACCTTGTCGTCTTCTGGTACCATCGCTGGCAGCGCATTAACCGCAGGCACCAAGGTGTTTGTTCCACTACTTAACACCAACGAGCGTTATATCCGTGGTTATGCCACTCTTGCCGGTACTACGCCAAGCATCACCATTAGCACCTACTTTGGCTCAGCCAGCGAGGTATTAACTGGTGGCGTTATTTACGCAAGTGGGTTAAGATATTAACCGTAAGTCCTCAGTTTGGGGGCCTCAGTGCCCCCTTTTTTTAAAGGTGATAGCATGGCAACTTATGAAGTAAACGGTGAGAAAATCGACATCCAGCCAAGCGATGTTGTTAAATGCCGTGTGATTGCGAAGGGTTATGATGGTGTGGAGCTGCGCGAAGCTGGCCAAGTAATTAACCTATCAGGAAAGTTTTTCCAATCAAACTGCCCTAGTTGGGTAGAGATTGAAGAAGTATTTGAGGCCAAAAAAGAACTGGTCGAGCAAATTGTAGTCGGCGCCAAAAAAGGCCGTGCTAAATAATGAGCGTCACCACCTACACCACCCTAAGACAGCAGCTGAAGCGGTTCACCCGCAGAACTGACATTGATGACGTGTTCGACACCATGATTGAATTGGTGGAAAACGACATTTATGCTGGTAAAGCCCCGCTTAGGGTGATGGAGTTGGTTGCAACGGCAACAGACGACTGTGCTATTGATGATAGAACAATGCCGTTGCCTGACTCTTATCTTGAAATGATAAAGGTGGAGGTAAAGAACACTTTCACCAGCACAGAAATAGTTGAAATGGCGGCCTTATCGGTCGATACCATGCCTTCTAATGTTCAGTCTGGAAAACCTTACCGTTTTTGCGTTCGGGACGGGAAATTAGTATTTGACGCAATACCAGACACCAATTACTGGCTGGATTTCACCTACTTTAAACGCCTACCAAAATTAACCGAAGCCGCGCCCACAAACGCGCTTTTAACCAACTACCCGCGCCTATACTTCTACGGCTTACAGGCCGTTATTTATGACTACGCTGGGGAAATTGAAATGGCACGCGAAAAGAGCATGTTGTTTCAGGCTGACATTGCCGGTGCAAACCATAAGTACAAAACTGGCAGCTTTGGCCCAAGCCTCAAGATGGCAGGTTCCAGCTTTGCGGGTGGCGCCAGATGGCCAAGGTAACGCGCTACAAGCGTATTCCTTTAAATGTTGCCGGTGGCAGCAATGAAACCCGCAGCCGTTCCGTTAGTGTGGCCAGACTGGTCAACTGGTACCCAGAAGCAACACAAGCGGGAATAAGTGATGCAGCGCTGATGCCTTGGCCTGGCATTACCCGCATAGCAGACATAACCGACTACGAAAGCGCATACACAGACCGGGGAATGCACGTTTTTAATGGTATAACCTACCTTGTAAAAGGGGTTCACCTATACCGTTTAAATGATAATTTGACCGTGACGCAAATAGGCGTTATTGCCGGAACTGACTATTGCGGGATGGCAGACAATGGCATTCAAATGGTTATTTGTAACGGCTCAACACCATACAGCTATGACGGAACAACCCTAAGCCTGCTAACAGACATCACATTTAATCCGTCCAGTGTTGCCTACGACTCAGGCCAGTTTATTTTTGACACTGACGGCCAACAGTTTGCAGTTAGTGAC